AAGACTAAAAAACAAAATCTCAAATCAACCCTACAGTAGAATTGGTAATTTTTATATTGCCATATATTTTCTGCTAATATCGACTGATTACAAATGGAAATTGTTCTACTCCAATAAATACTGGATGCTGTTTAACATCAGGTTTAAATATACTTAACGAAATAGGTATATACTTCATCACATCAACAATAGACAATACTGGATTATAATTTTCTCTATTTGAATACCAATTCATTGCGTATTCTAATAATTCGGTCGTAAATATATAATCTAAAGCCTCTTCATCTTCTGAACATGCAAAACAAACAACTAAACCAATATGACATTTTTTTATTTGTTCTATATATCTACGCCTTGACTCTTCTTTTGAAATTTTACATCTTACAACTCCACCATCTCTAAACTTAGGAATTTTATCTGTAAGATCAATGGTATAAACACCATTGGTCTTACATCGACAACTTTCTAATATTACCAATACCTTTTCTGAAATAGAAACAAATTGCCCCGGTTTTATAATCTCATTTTCTGATAATTGAAATAATTGATTATTGTCTTGCGTTGCACCATGACCAATATATACAATTACAGCAAAATCTACTCTTATTTCAACCATCATTTTTTTTAGCATATCAACAGAACATTTCTTTATTATCAATATCTCATTGTCTTCAAAAGCACCACCCGCAACACTTTTGAAATATTCGATATATTTTAATAAATAGTAACAGTCTAATTGATATTCATATGCTGTTTTTGAAAAACCTTTTATCAAAACAACTATTCTTCTAAAAGGAACTTGACTCATTACAAATAAAAATATAAATTTATAATAAACCATATTATATAAAATCTATCAACCTCAACATTCGGCGACAAACCAAATTGATCGACAAGACTTCTATTTCTTAGATTTTTTCCATTGTAACAAAGCTTGTGTCTTCTGAGATTCAGGTAAGGCAGCAACCATTTCCTGTAAATAAGGAAGAGCATTGCTATCCCGTTCTTTAAAATACTTATATGAGTTCTTTATCAACCACTCATTATGGAAATGATCCCGAAAGTCTCCAAGCAAGAAATTAGGATACAATTTCACGTTCGGGATGCTCCTTCCATCGGGATATGTATGAGTATAGGTTGGAAAATCGTTAGGCTCCAACTTCTTGACATTTCTTACCCAGCTCGCAAACATACGACCTTCCGATATGTCAGGAACCATACTATCCGGAAGCTGGTAGCCTCGATCCTCCAATGGAGCTATCAGATTATATACGATCTCATTGAATATGGAAAAATGCGTAGGTGGAATCTGGGTCCTATTCATCATATATCGCTGCAAATGGTATGGCAAGCTCTTTGCTTTCGGAATATTTCCATTCATCCATTCA